AGTCTTTGATAAGATGGCTGTCGAGTATCCAAACATTCGTTACAAACCAGACCACGTTGGTCAGGCGCACTTTGATGGTTCACGTTACATTCATGCTTACTTTGATACTGTAATTGACACCAAAGACTCCATTACAGGCGGTGGTTCAGAACGTTATCTAAGTGAAGATTACATGTTCTGCCAGATGTGGCGTAAGATGGGTGGAGATATCTTCTTGTGCCCATGGATGAAGACACAACACATTGGTACATATGCCTTCTCAGGCAATATGCCAAAAGTAGCAGAGTTAACTGGTAGGTTATAATGGCTACTGGTCGTAAGTTTGATGGTGGCAAACTAGAATATGGTTTGTTGCCACCTCTTGCGCTAGAGGAGACGGTTAAAGTTCTCACCTTTGGTGCTCAAAAGTATGAACGTGATAATTGGCAGAAAGTACCTGAATCTAAACGCAGGTATTTTGATGCATTACAACGGCATCTTTGGGCATGGAAACAAGGTGAGCAACTTGACCCCGAATCTGGCATACATCACTTGGCTCATGCAATGTGTTGTCTCATGTTTTTATATGAGCATGACATTAAATATTCGCTTGACAAAGACAAGTAAACCATATATAATTAATTTTTTGGAGTATATTATGAAACTATCGAATGACACACTGAACGTACTGAAAAACTTCGGTGCAATTAACCAAGGTATTTACTTTCGCAAAGGTAATACATTGAAGACCATGTCTTCACACAAAAACATCCTAGCACAGGTCAACATCACTGAAGATGTTCCTGCTGACTTTGGTGTCTATGACCTTAACAATTTCTTATCTGTTGTATCGTTGCACAAAGACGATACCACGTTTGAGTTTGATGACAAACATGTTGTGATTGTTGGCAACAAAGGTCGTTCTAAAATTAAGTATCGTTTCTGTGACCCTACTATGATTGTTACAGCACCAGAGAAAGAATTGCAGGTACCAAACCCTGAGATTACTTTCACCTTGACTGCTGAAGATTTGGATTGGGTACTACGTGCAGCTAACGTATTGTCGTCACCGCAAATTGCCGTTGAATCTGATGGTACCAAAATCAATTTGATTACACTAGATACAACCAATGATGCAGCGCATACTGATTGCCTTGAACTTGGTGAAGGCAATGGTACGAAATACAAAATGATTTTCCGTACAGAAAACATTAGTAAGGTTATGCCTGGAGCTTATGATGTGAATATTTCTTCTAAAGGTATTTCACACCTACGTAATAAGGGCAAAGATTTGCAATATTGGATTACTACCGAAGCCGGTTCAAAGTTTTCTAAAGAATAAGCATATATAAATGTGAGGACCTTCCCTCGTAACCAAAACTTGGTAGTTTGTTAGAAGATTTTTCTACCTACCAGTTTTAAATTTATGGAGAAAACATATGACAAACCCAAACTTTAACTATAAAAATATTGATCCTGAGCTTTGCACTTTTGGAAAAATTAATTCACCCGGAACTAAATTCGTAAATCGAATCAAAATTAAACTTTCTGAAATCTATGTTGCACCAATTAAGAGTGACAATTCTGTCCGCTCTAAAGGTAAAAACGTAATGCACATTCAAAGATTGGAACAATCCTTCAAACAAGGCATTGATTATTCACAGATGCCACTTACGGTTCGCATCAAATCAAGAAATGAGAATGGTGAAATTACCAAGTATGAATTGGTAACTGGTAATCACAGATTTGAGGCCTTGCGTAATTTAGGATTTGATGAATGGATTTTCGATGTATATGAAATTCCATTTGGTTCTTCTTATGGTTATGAAGATGCAATTCGCACCTTTCAATTAAAAGAAAACAACTTTGCACCTAATTTAGCTTCAACAGAAGATGATGTAGTCAATGTTATTGTTCGTTTGATTGAACACAAATCAAAATTGGTTCTTCCAGAAGAACAGAGTATTGTTGATTATGTGAATGAAGTATGCACTTATATGCATGGCCAAACCAAATCTAAAATCGTTAGAGATGTTGTTCGCAAATTAAAAAATACTGGATGTGCTGTTGCTCAAGATGTGGTAACTTATACTGCAACTGATGTAAATGATTTCATTTCAAAGACAACCAAATATGTTGTTTCTGGCAACTATGACCACAATTTACAAATGAATGGTTGGTCTGTATTGGAAGGATATGAATATGAGATGATGATGAACGCCATTAAGAAATTTGGTGAATCAGGCAACGAATCGTATTTTACTTTACACACAAAATCACCTACTGAAAAGTATGGTGTAGTTGAACGCCGTAATAAGATGATTGAAACATTCCAAAACCTGGAAGATTCTCTACTTAAGGTGTTTGATTATTATGAAAAGAATGGTAAATTCCCATGGCACATTGAAGGTTTCTTACCGCAAGATGTGAAAAGTGGTGAATCGGAATATATACCATTCTAATTTGACTTGACACGGCCTTCGGGTCGTGTTATAATTTATTTTTATATTATGAAAGTTGTGAATCATGGATCATTTATTATGGACAGAGAAGTATCGTCCTAAAACTATTGAAGAATGTATTTTACCTGAACGGTTGAAAACACCGTTTCAGGAATACGTAAATCAAAAAAACATTCCCAACTTGTTATTGAGTGGCGGCGCAGGTGTCGGTAAGACAACTGTTGCCAAAGCCATGTGTAATGAGATTGGTTGTGACTATATTGTCATTAACGGTTCTGATGAATCTGGTATCGATGTGTTTCGTACCAAGATTAAGAACTATGCTTCTTCTATGTCTCTATCAGGTGGCCGCAAGGTTATCATTATCGATGAGGCAGATTATCTAAATCCAAATTCTACACAGCCTGCTCTTCGTAATGCGATTGAAGAGTTTGCAGGTAACTGTTCGTTCATTTTTACTTGTAACTTTAAGAACCGCATCATTGAACCATTGCACTCTCGTTGTGCCGTGATTGAGTTTGGTCTGAAGAATGGTGAGAAGGCCAAGATGGCTGGTTCATTCTTTAAGAGAATCCAGTCGGTTTTACAAAGTGAAAAAGTTGAGTATGAAGACGCTGTTATTGCTGAATTAGTTAAGAAACACTTTCCAGATTTCCGCCGTATCATTAATGAGATGCAGAGGTATTCCCAGTTTGGTAAGATTGATTCTGGCATTCTTGTGCAGATGGGTGACGTTGAGATTTCAAACATCGTTAAGTATATCAAAGAGAAAGACTTTGGTTCAATTCGTAAATGGGTTGCAACCACTGAGATTGATGCTGCAACATTGTATCGTAAGTTGTATGATGGTTTATATGAGGTTCTGAAACCACAAAGTATTCCTCAAGCAGTAATTATCATTGCTGACTATCAGTACAAGCAGGCATTCGTTGCTGACCCTGAGATTAATACTGTGGCCTGTTTAACAGAATTAATGGTAAGTGTGGAGTTTAAATGAGTAAAGATTTTGAAGTACATCCTATTGGCACAACTGAAGAGATTAGATTGTCTCGTCAACTTAGTTCTGCAATCGAACAAATTACACATCAGTATGGTGACGGCATCGTTCCTAATTCCGTGTTCAAAGCATACAAAGAATTGACTGACTATTATGCCGTGCAGATTGAGAGAGAAAATGAATGACCTCTTCAAACCAACATTTGACTGGATCAAAGAAGATTACAAAAGTAATAGAGTTCGTTTTTGTCTTGAGGTCCTTGCTTGGGCTCTTAGTATTGGGTGTGCTATCACTATGGCTATCACCGTTCCAACACCACCTCTCTTGGTTTTATACCCAATCTGGATTATTGGTTGTTCTATATACGCTTGGTGCGCTTACAACAGGCGTTCCTTTGGTATGTTGGCTAATTACCTCTTACTTACCACAATCGACACAATCGGATTAATAAGGATGGTAATATGAGTCCGTTTGATTATGTTAACCAAATCCTACAAGGAAAGAAACAGTTAATTGTTGATGATGTGACCGAATCGGAATACGTTCCGTTTCTGGTAAATCGTTCGTTATCTTACCATATTGATTGTGTATCATATGCGAATGAGATGAACCGCAGGTCATTCATTGACAAGAAACTGCAGAATGATTTTTTACTAAATACCATAAGGTCTAAGAAAAGACCGTTCGTAAAGTGGGCTAAGTCTGATAAAAGTGAAGATATACAATGCATTAAAACCGTCTATGGTTTTTCTGATACGAAAGCACTTGAAGCACTCCGCCTATTGACTGATGAACAAATCCAAAAATTAAAAGAAAAAACCGGCATCGGTGGATTGAGGAAATAATATGGTAGATTTAAAAAACTTTGTTGAAGTTAAGTTAAAGCAAGAGGATGATTTTTTAAAAGTACGTGAAACATTAACCAGAATCGGTGTTTCTTCACGTAAAGATAAGATTTTGTATCAGTCGTGTCACATACTCCACAAACAAGGTAAATATTATATTGTACACTTCAAAGAATTATTCCAGTTGGATGGTAAACCAACCGACATTACAGAGAATGATATTCAAAGAAGAAATGCAATTGCAAGACTATTGGAAGAATGGGGTTTGGTGAAAGTTTCTAATCCAGAATTAATGGGTGATAACATTGCACCATTACACCAAATCAAAATCATCTCCCACAAGGAGAAAGATGAATGGAATTTGGTACCAAAGTACAATATTGGTAAGAAGATTACACCACAATAAGTAGATATATTATGAAACAAGTGAAAGAAAAAGTTGATAAGTTGAAAAACATTTATACTGGTGAGGTGGTGTACACCAGTAATTTGTTTGAAAAAAGACAAGACAGTACAATGACATTTATCCAGGTATACAAACCAGAAAATCCACAAAGAAAATACTTTGTGAATGGTGAAGCTTTTGTAAAATTGGATAAATAAAAATACTCCCATCGGGATGGGAACGTAAAGACTCTACTACCTTAGGAGCGTCTAAAGCCGGTACAACGATAAGGTACCCCAGTAGTCGGTAAGCTGGATTAATGATATGCCTTCGGGGTATCTATTTTTAAACTTGCTTATTAAAGGAGAAAACTATGACAAGTATTTCAGCATTGTATCCATCATACGTTGGATTTGACCAATTGTTTACTGAGTTGGAGAAACTCGTTGGCAAAGGTCAAACAGTCCAAACATCTTTCCCTCCACACAACATCATCAAAGTAGAAGACAACAAGTATGTCGTTGAAATGGCTGTTGCTGGATTTTCAAAAGATGAAATTGACATTCAACTTGATGAGGGTAATCTAGTGATTCGTGGTGAGAAGAACACCAAAGATGACGCAAATTATGTTTATCGTGGTATTGCTGCTCGTTCTTTCACTAAGACTATTAGGTTGACTGACACTATGGAAGTGCGTGGTGCCGAATTCAAAGACGGCATTTTGAAGATTGGTTTGGAAAATGTAATTCCCGACCATAAAAAACCAAGGAAGATTGAGATTGGTGAGCAACTTGCGTTCTCAAAACCAACTCTATTGACTGAGTAAAACTGTGGGGCGAAAGCCCCACTTACTATATTATGAAAAAGAAATTTATCGATGCACACATGAAGACTGCTGAAGTCTATGCTGAATTGTCTTCAGCAAAAAGACTGCACGTTGGTTGTGTTGTTGTAAAAGATAATACAATCATTGGCATCGGTTATAACGGCATGCCTTCTGGTTGGAACAATGAATGTGAGGTAAGAGATTATTTTTCACCAGGTCGTTTTAAATGCACAGATGGAAATGGTGCAACATACATTCTTAAAACCAAACCAGAAGTACTACATGCAGAGACTAATGCACTCGCAAAGATTGCACGTAGTACCAACTCAAGTGATGGTGCAACATTGTTTGTAACTCATGCACCTTGTCTAGATTGTGCCAAACTAATATATCAGTCTGGTATTGATAGTGTGTATTACCGAAATAGTTATCGCAACGATGACGGTATTAATTTTCTAAAGAAGTGTAATGTAGCTGTTCAACAGCATATATAATTTAAAGGAGTTTATTATGTTAGTAGTGCCAGATGATATGGCAGGCAGACCAATTGGTTTCACCTGCTCAACTTTTGATTTACTTCATGCAGGACATATTCTTATGCTTGCTGAAGCCAAGTCTGTATGTGACCACTTGATTGTTGGTTTACAAAATGATCCGACTGCCGATAGACCTGGTAAGAACAAACCAGTTCAATCTATTGTAGAACGATTCGTACAACTTTCTGCGGTAAAATTTGTAGATGAGATTGTTGTCTATAGTACCGAAAAAGACCTTGAAGACTTATTGATGTTTCTTCCAATTTCTGTTAGAATCATTGGTGAAGAATATAAAGATAAACAATATACAGGTAAACAAATCTGTATTGACCGCAATATCAATATGTACTTTAACTCCCGCAATCACCGTTTCAGTTCAACTGAATTGAGACAACGTGCATACCAATCCGAATTGAGTCGCCAGAATGTATAATGATGTTTGTAAATTCATAGATGCTTGTGACCAAGAAGCATCCGCAAAAAATGTTAAGTTATACAAAACCTTAATTGATGAAGAAGTTGGTGAGTTTCGTTCAGCTTACTACGCATGTGATGAGGTAGAACAACTTGATGCCTGTATGGATATGATTTGGGTTATCTTAGGGTTCTGTAAAATGAAGGGGTATGATGTTGATGCCGCATGGGCAGAAGTTGCTCGTTCTAACTTGGCAAAGATTGACCCAGCAACAGGCAAAGTAATTAAAAGACCAGACGGTAAAGTTTTAAAACCAGAAGGATGGACGCCTCCTGCGCTTGACAAGTTCGTTTAAATAGATTATAATTGATTATTAACTTTCGGAGATATTATGGAAACATACAGAATCGCAAAACAATTCGCTGAGGCTAATCGCCTTCCCCGTGCCTATAAGTACGATTTCTTTTTGCGAGAATTCGATGATATGGTAGAGGTCGTAGGTCTTATTGAAGACCCAACACTCAACATGACCGAGTTTAATGGTCGTGAAATGCTTTACCCAAAACGTTGGGTAACTTTGGCCGTAGTGCCAGCTTCAACAAGGATTTGAAATGGCAGTAAAGTTAATTTCTTTTAAAACAAATCAGACAATCATTGCCAGTGTTGTCTATGAGAATGATGAAAGAATTACAGTGAAAGAAACTGTACAAGTAATTGTTCAACCATCGAAAGATGGTCCAATGATGGGATTCTCTCCTTTCTTGGAGTATGCACAAGAGTTTAAAACAGGCATCACATTTGATATGTCTGACATTCTTTGCGTTACAACTCCAATGGTAGAATTGGAAAATGAGTATAATAAGTTATTTGGTTCTGGCATTCAAATTGCCTCAAGTATTCCAAAATTCTGATATAATGTATGAATGAATAAAAAATATTACACAAATGTTGCCTCTATTGGCAACAACATTTTCTACAGAGGTGTAAACAACGGCCGGCGTGTTAAGATGAAAATTGCTTACACGCCGACTTTGTTTTTGAAGTCTAATAAACCAACTAAGTTTAAAAACTTAAATGGTGAAGCACTTGAACCTATGAAGTTCGAATCTATCCGTGAAGCACGTGATTTTGTTAAGATGTACAATGAAGTACAAAACTTTGAAATCTATGGTCAAACCAGATTCGAATATGCATTTATTGCTGATGAACATCCAGAGATGACCGATTGGGACTTTGAAGATGTTGCAATTGATGTTATCGATATTGAGGTTGGTTCTGAAAATGGATTCCCTGATCCATATCAAGCCAACGAACCAATCACTGCCATTTGTATTACACGTGTCGGTGGTAAAACAATCGTGATGGGTTGTGGTGAATATATTAATAATGATGATAACGTTACATACATTAAATGCCGTGATGAGTATGACCTTTGCAAAACATTTATCAACCACTGGTCAAATAATTGTCCAGATGTTATAAGTGGTTGGAATATTAAGTTCTTTGATATTCCATATTTGGTCAATCGTCTATCCCGTATCCTTGGTGAAGATGACACAAAGAAGTTGTCACCATGGAATATGATTTCTGAACGCAAGGTCATGGCCATGGGTCGTGAAAACATTGCATATGAATTGTTGGGTGTTGCGACACTTGACTATATTGAATTGTACAGATGGTATGCGCCAGGTGGTAAATCACAAGAGTCATATCGTTTGGATAATATTGCGAACGTTGAGATTGGTGAGAGTAAGATTTCATATGATGAGTATGACAACTTGCACCAGTTGTATCGTTTGAATTACCAAAAGTTCATTGAGTATAATATTAAAGACGTAGCATTGATTCTAAAACTAGACGACAAGTTGAAGTTGTTAGAATTGGCACTTACTCTTGCCTATGATACGAAGTGTAACTATGATGATGTATTTGCACAAACTAGAATGTGGGATGCAATGACATATGGTTACTTGTTGAACCGTAATATCATCGTGCCACCAAAGGTTATGAAGGACAAAGATGCTGCTTTCGAGGGTGCTTATGTTAAAGACCCACAAAAAGGTATGCATAAATGTGTTGCTTCATTTGACTTGAACAGTTTGTACCCACACTTGATGATGCAATACAACATCTCACCTGAGACATTGATTGAGCCTGAAGACTACACACAAGATATGCGTGACATTATTATGCGTGGTGTAAGCGTTGATAAACTGCTGACTAAATCAGTTGACCTATCAAAGATGAGTGGTTATACTATCACACCGAATGGCCAGTTCTTCAGTACGACCAAACAAGGTTTCTTACCAAAGATGTTGGAAGAAATGTATATTGATCGTTCGAAGTTTAAAAAGATGATGATTCAGGCGAAGAAAGATTATGAAGTTGAAACTGATGAGACAAAGAAGAATGAATTAGATAAACGAATTGCTAGGTATAATAACCTACAACTAGCAAAGAAGGTGTCTCTGAATTCGGCATACGGTGCCTTAGGTTCCAAGTATTTCCGATTCTATGATTTACGACAAGCTCTTGGTGTTACCTCTGCAGGTCAACTTAGTATTAAGTGGATTGAGAATAAAATCAATTCTTACATGAACAAACTATTAAAGACCGAAAAAGATTATGTTATCGCCTCAGACACAGATTCGATTTATCTCCGTCTTGGTGAGCTTGTTGATAAGGTGCATCCGAAAGAATCAAACGTACAACAGATTATCCAATTCATGGATAAAGTATGTGAGCAGAAGATACAACCATTTATTGATGAGAGTTACCAGGAGCTTGCTACGTATGTTAATGCGTATGCCCAAAAGATGCAAATGAAACGTGAAGGTTTGTCCGACAAAGGTATTTGGACTGCCAAGAAACGTTACATTCTTAATGTATATAACAATGAGGGTGTTCAGTACAACGAACCACATATGAAGGTGATGGGACTTGAGATGATTAAGTCTTCTACACCGGCTGCGATTCGTGAGAAGATGAATACCTTAATTAAAATGGTGATGCTTGGTACCGAAGAAGAGGTACAAGACTTCATTCAAACCTTTAGAGAAGAATTTAAATCTTTGCCTGCTGAAGATATTTCTTTTCCAAGAGGACTTAATGGCTTGAAAACTTATTCTGATTCTGTTACAATGTACAAGAAGGGTACTCCGATTCATGTTCGTGGTGCCATCGTGTACAATCATTTCCTGAAGCAGTATAAATTGGATAAGAAGTATCCATTGATTCAAGAAGGTGAGAAACTCAAGTTCACATACTTGAAAGTTCCAAACCATTTCAAAGAGTCAGTCGTATCTTTTCCAGGTCGATTGCCAAAAGAATTCAATCTACAAGAGTATATTGATTATGACACACAGTTTGATAAGTCTTTCCTCGAACCAATCAAAGTGATTTTAGATTGTATTGATTGGAAAACAGAGAAGACTAATTCATTGGATAGTTTTTTTAACTAAAGGAATATTATGAGTTTATTAGATAAAATTAAAAAGAACAGTACGATTAAAGACAGTGCTGTGCTCGCAACATCAAAGTTCTTTACCAAAAAGGATATGATTTCAACATCTATCCCAATGATAAACGTGGCGTTGTCGGGTCGTTTAGATGGTGGTCTAACCCCAGGTCTTACAATGTGGGCAGGTCCTTCTAAACACTTCAAGACTGCTTTCAGTTTGCTGATGGCCAAGTCTTACATGGACAAGTACCAAGATTCAGTAATGTTGTTTTATGATTCTGAGTTTGGTACTCCACAGTCCTACTTTGATACATTTGGTATTGATACTGAACGTGTCTTACACACACCATTGACTGACATTGAGCAGTTGAAGTTTGACATTATGAAACAACTTGAGGGGTTTGAACGTGGTGAGCATATTATTATTGTTATTGATTCTATTGGTAATCTTGCGTCTAAAAAGGAAGTAGATGATGCATTAGAAGGCAAGTCAGTTGCTGATATGTCACGTGCAAAACAAGTGAAGAGTTTGTTCCGTATGGTCACACCACACTTGTCACTCAAAGATATTCCAATGGTAGTTGTTAATCACACCTACAAAGAAATTGGAATGTTCCCTAAAGACATTGTTGGTGGTGGCACAGGTAGTTACTATTCTGCCGACAACATCTTTATTCTTGGTCGCCAGCAAGAGAAGGATGGAACTGAATTAACTGGTTATAATTTTATTATCAATGTGGAGAAATCACGATATGTTAGGGAAAAATCCAAAATTCCTGTTTCTGTATCTTTTGATGGTGGCATTAGCAAGTGGTCTGGCTTACTTGATGTTGCTCTTGAATCTGGCCACGTAGTCAAACCATCCAATGGTTGGTATTCACGTGTCAACAAAGAAACTGGTGAAATTGAAGACAAGAAGTTCCGTGAAAAGGATACTAATACCGAAGAATTCTGGTCTAGTATGCTCGTCAATGAATCATTTAAAGAATCTGTAAGGAAGAAATATGAAATCGCTTTTGGCAACATTATGGGAGAAGATTTCAATACGGCAGAAGCAGAAGAAGCTTGAGTACAAGTTTCTGAACTTACCTGAAGAAGACTCCACGATGGTAGAAATTACCGGTGGTAAGTATTCAGGTGTAGTATTCTCGTATGGTCATGTTAGATTTGAAGAAGGCGAATTAGGTCAACTACAGTTTACCTATAACGTAAACAATCCAGGTCAACATGGCCATGCAAGCTTGCTAACTGACCAAGAATATCATACAATGATGGGAGAAATTCTCACAGATATTATTATTAATCAAGAAAGCCATAATGAACAGACTAGAACACTCGATTCTAAAGAACCTGATTTACAATGAAACGTTTGCTCGTAAAGTTTTGCCGTTTCTCCGTACAGATTATTTCTCAGACAATACCGAAAAAGTAGTTTACAAAGAAGTTGATGATTTTATCAACAAGTACAATAGTCTACCGACACACGAAGCACTCATCATTAATCTTACAGAGAGTAAGAAGTTAACTGAGCAAGAAGTTCGCAATTCCATGGAATTGTTGCAGAATATCAATCAGCATAAAGATGAACCAACCGAAATGAAATGGTTGGTTGAACAGACTGAGAAGTTCTGCCAAGACAAAGCAATCTACAATGCCATCATGGAATCTGTGTCGATTCTGGATGACAAAGGTGATAAGAAAGCCAAAGGTGAGATTCCAAAGATTCTTAGTGATGCCTTGGGTGTATCATTTGACCCTAATGTTGGTCACGATTACATTGATGACTTCTCAAATCGTT